AGAAGAAAGCCGCCGCTCTGGAAGCGAAGCTGCTCGCCACGTCAAAGGGCGTAAAGCCCGACGCGGCGGACGACGTAGTAGCGCTGGCTTCGCTTAAAGTCAGCGACGACATGCCGCTTGAAAAGGCAATCGACGAGGTGCTGAAGAAATATCCGCAGTTTGCGGGAGGTTCAGCGCCGACAACAACAGGGGTTTCCGGCGGGAACGGCAGCGCCGCGATTTCCGGCGTTGAAGCCGCGTTCCGTGCGAAGAACCCCGGAATCAAAATCTGAAAGGAGATTTAATTTATGCCGCATGAGGCTCAGGAGCGCTATTCTTCGCTTGTCCTTGCGAAAATGCGCTCGGAAAACATCTTAAAGGACGGTATCATCTTCAACAACGACTACGAGGGCGACCCGGTCGCGGGCGCGGTCAAGGTTCCGGTGCGCGACGGCGAGGTCAAGGTCGGCGACTACGACCGCAGCGCCGGCGGCGATCTTTCCGAAAGCTCCACCGAGTACCGCTCTATCCTCATCAACCGCGAGAAGTACGTCAACGAGCTTGTGGACGGCTACGACGCGGCTTCCGTTCCCGACAACCTTATCGCGGACAGGCTTGACAGCGCGGGCTACTCCATGGCGACCGCCCTCGACCGGGACGGCGCTTCCACGCTCATCTCGCAGGGCACCCGCGTCAATACGTCCTCCATTTCCGCAAGCACCGTATACAGCGATGTTGTGGATATCCGTACGCTGATGAGCAAGGCGAACGTCCCGAACGACGGCAGGCGCTACCTGCTTGTTACTCCGGACATCTACGCGGCTATGCTGAAAAGCCCGCTGTTCGTGCAGGCTTCCGCGCTCGGCGACGAGGTGAAGCAGTCCGGCGCGGTCGGCAAGATCGCGGGATTCACCGTGTACGAGTGGAACGACGACACCGCTAACCTTGCGATGATCGCAGGTCACCCGCGCTATGCTACGCGCATCAACGCATGGAAGGTGCCTATCGCCGTGAACGACCTCAAGGACAGCAAGCACATCGGCTCTTCTGCGGTACAGGGGCGTTCCGTTTACGGACACGAGGTGCTCCGCAAGAGCGCTATTTACGCCGTATTTTCCGCGGGTTCGCTCACTCTTACGCAGGGCGCGTTTGCTTCCGACAAGTGCAAGGTCACCGTCGCCGAGAGTGCTGCGGACGCGTTCGTATACCGCGTGAATCCGGCAAAGCGCGCGGCGCTTGAGGAGGACTTCACCGCCATCGCTACGACAAATGCGTTCACTTCCAACAGCACGCAGATCTCCTGCAAGAAGGGCGACATCATTGAGATAATCGACCTTGACAGCAACAAGAAGTGCGTTAAGGTCGGCTATGTTACAGTAGCATGACGGTCACGGCTGAATACTACTCCGCGAACTGGGGCGGCTGGACGGATTCGGACGAGCTGACAGCCGCTCTCAAACGCGCGGAGCTTATCGTAGACCGGGAGATATTCCCCTCGGGGTATACTGTAGCTACCACGCCGGAAGTTTGGCGTACAGCGGCGCAGAATGCGGTCTGCGCGCAGGCGGAGTTTATCCTCGAAAACGGCGGTGTTTCGGCGCTGTCGGAGACCACGGACGGCGGTTCGGTAACGCTCGGGAAGTTCAGCTATTCCGGCGGCGGGAGTTCAGGCAATTCCGGCGGTTCGGCGGCGAATTCGCTGTGCGCCCAGGCTCTGGCGCTTCTGGAGCCGACCGGACTGCTCTACAGAGGGGTGAGGATATGAGACCTATACCGCGTTCCCTGCTGATACATTCGGCTGTGCTGTACGAGGAGAAAGAAAACGCGTGGCAGAAAAAGGAGCTCGTAGAGCTGGCGAAGCTCACGCATATCCGCGTAGAGCCTGCGAGTAAAATGATAATCACGTCCGACAACCGCTCCGTTACGCTGTCTGCAACGCTTTTCTACGACTGCCGGAACAGCGCTCGGGGGGTGGAGTTCAAGCCGGGATATATCGTCGAATTTGGCGGCAAGCGTTACCGCGTTGAGACTGTCGAGGTTTTTTACGACCGTCAGAAACTCCACCATCTGGAGGTGGGACTGTGCCTGTGACGGTGAACATCAATTCCGCTCAGATAGCGGTCGATATCCGCGCGGCTTCCGAAAAGGCGCGCGGGATAACCTCTCAGCAGGCGCTCGCGGACTGCAACGAGTACGTCCCGGACGACCAGGACGCGCTTGTCAACAGCTCGAATATCCACAGCGATATACTGCACGGAAAGCTCGTCTGGTCTACTCCCTACGCTAGATATCTGTATCACGGCGTGCTGATGGTTGACCCGAAAACCGGTTCAGCATGGGCGCGGGAGGGTCAGACGAAGGTCAAGGTCTCGCCGGAGGTGCGGCTTAAATTCGATAAGCGCAAGAACCCGAAAGCCGGCTCCCACTGGTGCGAGCGCGCCCAGGCAGACCACGGCGAGGAATGGCGGCAAATCTACGAAACAGCATTGCGAAAGGAGCTGAACAAATGACGGCGCAGTTACAGGCAGTCGAAGCTTTCCGGGCTTTTGCGGAGAAAACAACAGGACAGCCGGTGTCCGTCGGGCTTCTTTCGACCGGGGAGAGCATTGCAATGCAGGTCGTGACAGGTTCCCGGGAGTTCACCTCCCTCGACCTCGCGAACCGCCGGGCGGTGCTTTCCCTCGACGTGCTGTCGAAATTCAAGAAACAGGAGCAGGCTTACGGCTTCCTCTGCGGGATAGCCAACGCCTGCGATACAGCCCGGCTCGGTGCGCCCGCCGTCAACGCGGAGGCACGCAGCGAGCCGTTATTCGTAGGCACGGACGGCGATTACTGGATATATTCGCTGTCCGTCAGCCTGCGAGTTATGATTTGAAAGGAGAAATTCTATGTCCCAGACATTACCCAAGGTCGCGGGTGTTGAGCTGAACCACGAGGTCAAGGTTTTCATCAACACCACGCCCACAGGTGACAGCGCGACCTATAAGTCCATGTGCAACGCGTTCAAGAACTGCGCGAACGCGCTGAACGAGAACGTGTATTCCGCGTCCTACCTCAGCGACGGCGGTTACAGCTCCAGCACAGTTACCGGATTCCAGCCTACTATAACGCTTCAGGGTGACTTCATGGCAAGCGACCCGGTGTGCGCTTATCTCGACAAGATTCAGTGGAGCCCCGGCGCGGCGCGTGTTACCGATATCAAGATGAACCGCAACGGGCAGATAGTCACCTGTCCGGTAACGCTGACCCAGATAGCCATTGCGGGCGGCGAATCCACCGCGCCGAACGCCGTGACTGTAGTCATGGCGATGAATGGCAAGCCCACCGTCGAGGACGGAAATCTGGACGACACCGGCGAGAAGAAGACAGGGCTTTAATGCTGAAAGGAGCAGAAAATGTACCAGATAAAGAGATCGGAGAAGATACGCGACGCGCTGGAGCTTTGCGGAGAAGACGGAAAGCCCGCCGCAAAGCTGGAGTTCGTCGTTGACATCGACGCTATCGCGGGCGAACTCCGCAGGAACCTCACCGACATCACGACCGCCGAGCAGGCGCTGAAAAAGGCGGCTTCCGATAAGGACTACGCCGAGGCTTACGAGCAGTACGGCAGGGCGGTGCGCGGGGTGTTCGCCATTTGCTTTGGCAGGGAGAACGCGGAAACCATCTGCGAGTTCTTCGATGGGAACTACGTTGAGATGTCCGTCGCGATAGTGCCGTATATCTACGACGTGATACTCCCCCGCGTGAACGAGTGCATAGCCCGCCGCCGCGAGCAGCTCAAGGGAATCTACCGCAGGGGGAAGAAGCTCAGATGAAGCTGTACGAGCCGTTTCCCGACCGCATTACCGTTGACGGCCAGGAGTACCGGCTGACCCTGTGGTTCGACCGGGTGCTGCGGTTCTACGACGTTCTCGATGACCCCGAGCTCACGCCGGAGGAAAAGACGGAGGCGGGCTTCTCATGG